CTGCTGGCGAAGTGCAGGGGCGCCTTCACCTAAATCATCCAGTGTTCGCAGAATAGCATCACCCATCCCAGACAATGTCCTGGGTGCCTGCTGTATGGTCTCTCGCAGTGCTACAGCAGCGGCTGGCGTAGCCTCTGAAATAGCGCGCAATCCACGCATAATATCAGGGCCGAAGCCAACAACCGGAAGCAAGTTCAAGGGGTCGAATACAACACCTGCTGCCAGTTGCTCAACAATCGGCCTCTCACGTTGCCTCTCTGCCAAGCCGCCGATGGTCTCACCTACTCCCCTACGCCCCGTGATAGCTTGACCAATTTCTCTCAGACTTTGACGTGAGCGTTCTACGCTTTCAACTGGCACACGCGGCAAGAAACTAGGCAAGAAGGGCGCGCTAATTTTTGGTCCCGCCGTAGCAATACCTTGGAAGGCAGCCAGACCTGTCTCAGCAGTAGCCTCAAATCCCGTAAATGCTGCGCCGAAGGGATCGCGTATACGTCCCCTTCTCTGGAACGGTGTTGGCTGCGTAGGCTGCTGTGACTGCAATCGGACTATTAGACGAGCCTCTTCAGTCGATACCACACGGGGATTCAACTGGCCTGTTGAAGTACGGGCGCCGGGACGGGCCAGTATATCGCGGACACGGGACTGCAAGTCGTCAGGACGGGTAGCATTACCATTACGTCGGAACTCGCTGAGGAACTTCTCCTGAGCCTTAGTAGTCCTTGGCTGTGTCTGCCAGGAAGGCTGGTTATTGCGATTCGTCAATTAACCCCTCACAAAGGATGGTCTTCGGAACTTTATACTCGGCCTACCAGTGCCTCCAACGTCGGTTGCAAGTCTCTCTTGCATCCTCCAGTCCTCATACGGTATCCCAAACATAGGCTGCATAGATGCCTGGAACAGACTTCGTTGTAACGGAGTCATGTTGCGAATGGTCTGCGGACTCCTAAAACGGAACTGTGCGGCTTGCACAGCAGGCATACTGGGTATCTGTCCCTTCGTACCAGGACGCGTTAGGAACTTTCCCAACGTCTCTCTTCTAGGAGTGAATGTCGGCCCAAAAAGACTTTCAGTATATGTAGACCGTACATCATTTGGTATAACCATTTCGCTGCCGTCGGTACGACTGCTGGAGCTACCATCGCGTATACTAGTAGGTGCCGTAATCGGTGCAGAGTAAGGATCAACATCAGGTCGCCATTCCGCCGTAGGAACAAATGTAGTTCCTTCTGCCCATTCGGCCCCGCCACGAATTGCATCGCGTTCAGCCTGACTCATTGCATTCCACTCTGCCATAGTCCCGCCTGTCCACCGTCCCTGACGATATGGCAGTCCCGCTTCTAACCTACTAGCCCCCTCCGCATCAAACGGAGTGGGCATCTGAGAAGATATCTCCTCAGGAATATCAATGGCTACTGCACTCTCATAGGGCCTGTATACTGTTCCCGGTAGTGCATCTGTGAGTTGCCCCATAGCCTCACTGTACATCTCCTGAGAAACTGGTAATGTCTTGGGAACTACAAATCTATTACCCGTATATGTTGGTACACCGAGTTCCTCCTCCTCTGTAGGAGTCCTTAAGGGTGGAATTTCCCTAGAGGGGTCCTGATACCGTAGTACATCCTGTCCTGTCCTCTGCTCAAATGCGTCAACATCCTCCCACACGCCTGTCGTGGGGTTATAGAGCCGTCCACTGGGGGTAACTATCGAATCCTCAAACTCGCCCCCTTGTAATGCTCCAAATTCTTCTATGTCAAGTTCTGGACTCACGGTAGGCACAGGCGACACATCGACAATGTCTGGTTCAGGAACCTCAGGAGGCAGCATCTCATTGATGCCTGGTATGTCGAGGAAGAACTTCTGAGCCATCTGCTGAAGATAGGGCATAAGGGGGGCAACCTTACCACCTACCCCCGCACTAGAGACGGCACCCGTGTACAGGCCCACTAGGGTCATGTAGTCCGACGGGGACTGAGCAATATCCATAGCAAGCCTGAGGCGATCTTCGTCCGTAGGCTGGTTCTTGAAGTCGAATAGCCTCTGTGCCCTCTGTAGATTAGGGTCATCAGTATCCGACCAGTCGTCCACTTTGCCCAAAGCATCTGCAATCATGTCGTCCAGAGACAGTATGGGGTCCTTGATGGACTGTCGAGACTGTCTCCTAGTAATTCTCTCTTCACTAGTAACAGGGTCTATGTGCCCGTACTGGTCTATCTCCCACCCGCCTTCAGTGACGGTGCCAAGAAACTGCTCTACGGGCTCTACGGGCTCTACGGCCTGGATGCGATAGTCCCCTGGGATGCCTACAACTTCATATTCCTGTCTGATAGGCCCAGGCATACCCATGTGCCCACGGTCTCTACTTGCCTCAGTTGCGGCCCTAGCCGCGGCAACGGCACTCGAATAGGTGGAGTATCTCTGGCCCGCTTCCTCTTGCCTTTGTGCCCTACCCTCTTCAAACTCTTCCCTCAGCCTAGCTTCTCTTAGGATTGTAGTATAGGCGATGTAGTCTACAGAGCCAGGAATCGCTCTACGACCTGTAACCTCTCCAGTCTCAGGGTGATAGACGTCTTCATATATTGGCGGAGGCCAGGTTCGGTCAGCGGGCCACCCTGGGGGCGCACCCTCTAATTGTCCGTTCCCATCCCCTAATTCTCCGTTCCCACCCCCCGGCAGGCCCTCAGGCGTAACCGCTTCTCCCCCCGAAAGTTCGCTTACAAAGTCGCTGAATTGATCTAGGTTGAACTCTAAGGTGTCCTCGTAGGCCGATCCAGTAAAATCGCCCATCGCATACTCAGGCCATATCGCCCCCAACCCTTCTCCTGTAACATAGAATACGTCGCCGTAGTTTCGTACCGTGTATCCCTGTGTCTCCGCCAATGCCATAGCTTCTTCTATATTCATAGGGAGCCGCCCTTTCCAAGGAGGTCCATTGAGTCATCAATGCCATTCTTCTTTATTAACTCGACCCTCTCAGGGATACCCGGCTTGGATGCGAGCGCACGTATGAGCTTGGCACGGGCCTCAGCCTTCCCGTACCTGGCATCCCCGTACTTCACCGCCCTGGACTCGTTAGCCTTCTTGGTTACAACGCTGAACATATCGTTAATTGGTAGAAGGATTTTATCTATCGGGTTAATGACTGGCATATTACACTCCTGATCCGTTCATCTGTGCCGTACCCACGGTAGCCGCGGGCGGTCTCACTAGGGCCTGTCCCTCTGCGGCCTGTACGGTCATCTCCTCTTGGCTTCCCGGTGGTACGAACGCGGGCGGAGAGCCCCCTGGTAGCCCCGAGGCGGCCTGTGTCTGAGCGAACCCCTGCTGTCTCTCCGCGGCCATCCTCTTCATCTGTTCCTCGTATAGCTCCTGTACCCCCAACTCCTGTCTCTTCTTCTCTGCGAACGCGGTGATGAGGATAGGGTCTCCGAGGACGTTCTCTGTCAGTATCTGGTCTTCCTCTGCGCTGATATTGGTCACACCCTGATCTTCCTCCAGGTGCCTCTTCCTACTCTTGAGTCCTTGTGCGACCAGTGCGGCGCCCTGTTGTGTCCTCTGCATACGGACTGCCTCGTCGGAAAGAGGGAAGGTAGCCACGATATGATAGTTCTTCTGCAAGTCCTCGGCCCTGAGTGCCTTACCTCGCACCGTTATCTTGCCGCCCAAATCTATTGCCTTGGACTCTTCGACAAAAGCGTCCCATCCCGCAAGCATCCTCATCCAGGTGCTTGCCACCTCAGAGGCCATGAAGGAAAGCTGTTCCATCGTCTCTAGCATCCGTTTGAAACTGACCTGTAGCATCATAGCGTGTTGGCCGACGGTATCCACGCCAATAGGCCGTTCCCCGAAGGCGACGGTGCTTATTGTCGCAACAACTATCTGCCTTTCGATCCTGTCCTGAAAGTCGGTGAGGTACTGAGGCAACTGCTGGATGGGGATATACCCTATCTCTCTGGAGTCCCCTGGTATCATGTTTGCCCCGGCCTGTAAAAGCTGGGCAATACGCTCTAGGGTCTCCTCGGGAGCCACCATAGGGGCGTATGCAGCCTTCATCTCAAGTTCTGCCTTGGCGCTTATCACCTGGTCTAGGAGCCTGATAAGGTCTCTAACGGGCCAGAGGAACCCCTGTGCCATATACATAGGGTCAGTTCCGTCTTCCCCAGAGGGCATGTCTCCAAACCCGCCGTAAGCGTGGACAAAGGGGACTATCCTGTGGGGGTTTGCCTCAAGGAGGAGCATATCTCCGTCCTTACGGCCTCCCGGGGCGATAATCGCGTGCCAGTCCCTGGAGTAATACTCCACCACATCTATGAGTTCCATAGGGTTACTGCCCATGTCGTAGTCGTCAATGGACACCAGGGAAGGGTGGTCTAGGTCACGTTTGTGGTCTAGTTCCGTCTTGATATCAATGTTCGCCCACTTCTCCCTCTTAATCGCGTAAGAAGGTCTACGTTCGTAGCATGGAAGTAGAATTGATGTTGGGTGAGGGGTTCTGAGTCCGAAGGGGTTGAAGTTCCACGATCGTTCGTCGTACTCCCTCTCCTTTGCGCTGAAGTTATCGGCCCCTTCCTTGGGCTTCCTGGGCATCCCTGAGGTGTTGAACACCGTCTCTAGGACGCCGTAGTTATACTTCAGCATATTACGCCCCAGAACCTTCATGGGGATGCTCAACTGGTCTAGTGAAGAGGTGGACCAGACCGCATCCACCCATGCCTCGACCTTATCAGCCGACTCCTGTGCGTCCTCTGCATCCCCGATCCTGTCCCTGTGCCACTGAGGCTTATAGGGGAGAAGGTTGTCTGAGGTGTGGTCTATGATAACCCGTGCCTGGTTGCTCCTCATCGTGCTGCGAGTGGCCCTGTCCTCCTCGTTCCCCCATATATTGTACCCACCCTGCACCAGGGAGTCGGTCTCGTCCCACTGAGCATGTGCGCCCGACCAGACCTCCTCCAGGCGGGACTTCTTCTCAAGGATATCCTGTACTTCGGGCTGTTCTTCGTCCATAGTCTAAGAAAACCTCCTGTACCTGTAAGGAGTTGCCTCTGCTGTATTCCTCATCATCCCTCCCCCTGCGAAACTAGGATAGCGTGGAGGGTTATTTATATCAATAGCCCTTGATGACGAATGTAGCTCCATGTACTCCAGTGCCTGTGTCATCTGGTCAACCTGGTCATCATACTGTCCCCCTGGGAAAGCCGCACACTCGTCGATGAACTCCTCCACCCACGGCGCTGTGGCGGGAAGCCACACCCTGCCGGCCTCGACAAGGTGGACTATACCCCTGAGGCGGGCCTCCTTGTCCCTTACAATGCCGCTTTTGCGGCCCAGACGCCCTGGTATCACGGGTTTTATCGGCAACCTTGTATGCTGCTTGATATAGTCCACCACCGGTACGCTTGTCCCTACATCCTCCACCAGTAGCCACCTTGGTCTGTGCACAGCATACAATAACTCCATCTTCCTTATCAACTCGTCCATTGTGAGGCGCCAGTGGCCCGCATCGACCAGGTAATACCCGTTCTCGTAGACTTCCCAGGCCCCGTAGGCCGTGAAATCGCTGCGTTCGTTCCTTCCCGCGCTCAAATCCCACGAGAATATCATCTGTGAGGGCTCTCCCTCAGGAGTATCCCCGTACCTCCTCCACCACTCCCTCTTGATAAGGCTCCCGCTGGCTGCGCTGGGGTCGCACATGTACGTCAGGTGATACAGCGAGCTCCCCTTCTCCATCTTTATCCTCGATATCCGTTCGTCCGGGAACAACTCGGGGCAGAGAAGCCTCCCCCAAGGGTATCGACCTTCGATAGGGTTCTCGATAACGGAAAGGCCCATCTCCATAAAGTCCCTCATCAGATCAGCCTCACCCCACCGAGTGAGAATCGTGAACAGCCTTCCTCCCTCGTTCAGCCTGTCAAGGAGGACACCCCGAATCCTATCCCTCTGCGACGACATCGTCGCCTGACTCCTAACGTCCTGCTGGTCCGTCGGGTCATCAATGATAAGCATATCCACATGAGACCCCTGATACGGCCCGTCAATCCCCGTCCCGTAAACCGTAGGGTCAGGGCGACTTTCGTTACTCCTGCTTACGAATATCGCCTCGTGACTCCACCCCCGTGGCTTATTCGGTGTAACAGCGGGGAATACCTCGTGATATACTTCGCTTTTCTCGATAGTCTCGGCGACTGACATGACCTGTCTCATCGCTTGTGTTGCTGTATTCATCACTAGTAAGACACAGAGGTCGGGGTCTCGTCCTATGCTCCACTCAATGAACATTCTCACTGTTGAGGACTTCAGGGACTCGGGGGGTGCGACTATAAGGGTCTTGCCCCCTGCGGCCTGCAACTCTTCCGTCCACACTAGCTGATGAGCATAAAGCGGCCTTCCATGCACGAAATCGCAATAAAAAGGAAAATCCCTGCGCGCCTTCAGGATGCGTAGGGAATGTGCCTGAGAAACCAGCCCCTCAACCGTCTCCTCGCCTGTACTCACTTATCCTCCACCCTGCCTTCTAAGGCAAACTGTTTCGCTTCTACGATCGCCAACAACTCGTCTATCTGAGAGTCCGTCAACTGGCGGTCCAACCGCTCCAAATTAGCGTTCATATTCACATTGATATTCTCATTTCTAACAATCTCCCTATACACCTCCGGCCTCATCGACTTCAACAAGAATATCAACAGGTTATCACTACTATCCGTCGCCCTCTTCCTCGCCACATCCTCCAACCTCTCTATCGACTCCTCCTTAGCCTCCTCATACAGCGCCCTAAAATCAGGGTCTCTCTTATGAGCATAAAACACAGCCTGCCTCGTCACCCCGGCAGCCTCCGAAGACTTGGTAATATTCCCACACTGCCTAAAAGAACTCAGGAAAACTCCCTGCCACGCCTCTGTAGACAACTGATACCCATCCTTCTCCCCTATATTATCCGTTTTCATCTTTCTTATTCCCCTCTCAATAGAGGTTCCAGTTCTGCATTAAGACGGCTACGATACTGCTTAACAAGCCATCCCATCTCCGTAACCCCTTTGTGCTGGGAAATATGCAACTCCAATGTGACGTGGTGGGGGTGCCACTCGCAAAAGAAATATATAATCAGTCCATCACGCCGAGAACTGGGGTTCAGTGAAAAATTCCCGCAGTCCCCGTGTGGAGTGATAAACGATCTTTTGTGAGCGATATATCCGTGGACACCCTTCTCTGCGTCTTCGTCTCTAAAGAACGCTTCTACCCCAGTCTGGTGCAACCACATACCCCGTCTATCAGGATAGTCCTTCAAGCATAGCGGGCAAAGAAGGACATCACCCATCGTCACGTCTAAGTATTCCTCGCTAATCAGATCACCTAACGTATCTCTAATAGCCATCTCTTATACCCCCTACCCCACACACTACCAGATTACTACCCCTACACTCAATACCCCACTACACAC